CTGCATCCAGATCCGCAAAGACGAGATCTCCACCCTCGAGTGGGCGATCACCATCACCAAGTCGGCCGTCGCCAAGGCGCAGGGCGACAGCCCGTCTGCGGCGCGCGCCGACGTCGAAGCCGACCTGCGCAGGCGACTGGGTCCCGAGATCGCCCGCTGCTCGGCGTTCTGGGAGAAGCCCGACCCGGGGCAGGACGAGGACTGGACCGACTGGATCGGCAAACTCCTCGAAGAGCACCTCGTGCTCGACGCCATCGCGATCTACCCGCGGCGCACCTACGGCGGCGACCTGTACGCGCTGGAGATCATCGACGGGTCCACGGTGAAGGTGCTGCGCGACTACCGCGGCGGCAAACCGCTCCCGCCGTCGCCCGCGTACCAGCAGATCCTGTGGGGCTTCCCCCGCGGGGAGTACGTCGCCGACGTGGACGACCTGGGCGAGGTCATCAACGGCTACGCCCCCGACACGCTGATCTACAAGCGGCGCAACGTACGCACCGAGACCCTCTACGGGTTCAGCGCCGTGGAGCAGTGCCTCGAAGACCTGGACGTGTGGCTGCGCCGGCGCGCGTGGATCCGCAGCGAGTTCACCGACGGAACCATCCCCGCCGGGCTGCTGCGCAACACCGCCACCAGTTCCTGGACGCCGCAGCAGGTCCTCGAATACGAGACCGCGCTGAACGACGCGTGGGCCGGGCAGACGCTCGAACGCCACCGGATGCGGATCCTGCCGCCCGGTTTCGAGCTCGAGACCCACGCGGACGTCGCGGAGCGCTACAAGCCCGAATACGACCTGTTCCTGCTCAAGCAGCTCGCGGCGCACTTCGCGACGACCATCGCTGAGCTCAACTTCACCGAACCGGGCGGGTTGGGCAGCAGCGGGTACCACGAGGGCCAGGCGGACATCAAGGACCGCAACGCCACGATGCCGACCTACCGCTGGATCCAGGGGCTGATCACCGGGATCTCCCGGCGCCACCTGCAGATGCCCGGCGAGCTCGAGTTCAAGATCCTCGGGCTTGAGGACGAGGACGAGGCGGCGGCCGACCAGGTCGCGGACACCCGCGTGCGCAGTGCCCGGATGACATACAACGAGGACCGCGACCGGCTCGGCCTGCCGCGGTACGCGTTCCCCGAGGCGGACATGCCGATCGTGGTGACCGAACGCGGCGTGATCTTCCTGGAGGGCTCCAGCAGGCTCGTGCCCGCCGGGGAGACCGTCACCCCGCTCGAAGCGCCCCCGAACAAGGACGCCAACGCCGACGGGGTGCCCGACCGGTTCGAGACCGACGAAGGCGACGATGGCGCCGCAGACGGCGAACCGGTCGCCACCGCGCGTGCGCCAGTGCCGGCCAAGGGTGGCGGCGAAGCGGCCAAGGCGGAGATCGCCGCCTACCGCAACTGGGTGCGCAAGAACCCCAAGGCGGGCCGCATGTTCCACGCCCAGGCCCTCGCCAAGGCCGACGCGCCGAACGACATGTCCGCCGACCCGCGCATCACCTGGGTGCCCGCGGGCGGTGGGGCGCCCCCAAAAGGCGGTGACCGGCCGCGCCACTGGCCCGGCTGGGACCGCGACAAGGCCACCGCCGCCGTCTGGGCGCCGCGCATCCGCAAAGCCGTGCGCGGCGCACTGGACCCCCGCTCGCTCGCCGAAGCGTGGATCGCCAACCGGATCCACACCCTGGCCAAAGTCAACGAACCCGACCTGCCGGACGACATCGGCGACCAGCCGCCCGGGCCCGACACCTACGGCCAAGACCCCGCGTCCTGGCTCGCCGGCCACGGCGCCGACCTCACCGGCGCACTTGCAGGGCTCATCGTCGGGATGTGGACCGAGGGCTACGCCATCGGCCACCTGTCCGCCAGTGCGGTCCTCGCTGTCGGCCTGAGCGGTGACGCTCACGTCGACTGGTCCCGGTGGGCGCCGGGCGACGCGGACGCCGCGCGGCTCGTCCTCGACGAGAACGGGCGCAACGGATTGACGCTGCTGCTCGACCGGGCCGCAATCACGATCAAGTCCATCGCGAGCACGCGGATGGACAAACTCGCCAAAGCTCTCGCCGACGCCCTGACCCGAGGGGACTCCGCCGCGACGCTCGCCGGGGTGCTGCGCGGGATCCTCGACGACCCGCGGTGGGCCGACACGGTCGCCATCACCGAACTTGCACGGGCCACCAGCGCCGCGTCGATGGACACCTACCGCGCCAACGGTATCCAGGCCACGTACTGGGCGTCGGCGGACGACGACAGGGTCTGCACGGCGGTCTGCGAACCGAACGAGGCGCAGGGCGCGGTGCCCCTCGGTGAGGCCTTCCAGAGCGGGGATACATCACCCCCCGGACATCCGGTGTGCAGGTGCGCCCCCCTTCCCTCGGTCGTGTCCGCCGTGGAAATCGACCCGTCGGACCTCGCCGCCGTTACCGACGGCTGACCCGCTCCATCCACCTACGAGGCCTGTGCCGGTTGGCACCGGCCTTCCGCGCAGCCGCAGGAGGCGACGTGGCCCCACCCGACCTCCTCGAGGTCTACGCCCCGATCACGAAGCGGGAACGCGACCCGAAGACCGGCCACCTGCACGTCTACGGCAAGATCACCGGGCCCGATCTGGACAACGACCAGCAGCGCATGGACCCGGCGTGGCTCAAGACCGCCGTCCCGGACTGGTTCCGGCGCGGCAACATCCGCGAGGGCCACGACTACCGGCGCGCCGTCGGCAAGGCGCTGGAACTCGAGGAGAAGGACGACGGCTGGTACATCGCCGCGAAGGTCGTCGACCGGGAGGCCGCCGAGAAGGTCGAGGAGGGCGTCCTCAACGGCTTCTCCATCGGCATCCGCGGCTGGGGCCTGGACCGCACCAAGGCCGACGCCCCGAACGGCGTCGTCGTCTCGGGTCGCATCTTCGAGACCTCGCTGGTCGACGCGCCGTGCCTGGGCAGCGCGACCATTTCCGAGCACTGGACCGTGCCGCTCGCCAAGTCCGACGGGTCGGGAAACCTGCAACTGATCGAGGACCCGGTCCTGGTGCGCACCGCGTCGCCGACATACGGGCTTCCGGTCGAACAGTTCGACCGGCTCGCCTCCCCGGTCAAGCGGGCGCTCGCCGACCTCGCCGCGGCTGGCGCCGACGTTCAAGCCGTCGCCGAGCAGGATCCCGAGACCGTCAAGGCCGACGCGCCGCCCCTGCCGGTGGTGGTCAGCGTGACCGTATCCGGGTCTGTCGCGAGTGACGAGTCGCTGGTAGGCGTGGTGCGCGGGGCGGCCGCCGCGTATGGGGCGCAATCCGACGAGCCGCTCGACAAGGCCTACACGGCCGAACAGAAGCGGCAGGCGCTCGCGGCCGGCCAGGCGATGCAGAACGCCAACGGCGACCCCTCCTATGTGATCAAGACGAAGGCCGACCTGCGCCGCGCCGTCAAGGCCGTGGGGCGCGGCGACGCGGATCACGACGACGTGAGAAAGCACATCATCACCAGGGCAAAGGCCCTCGGATTGGAGTCCATGGTGCCTGAGAACTGGAACGCCGACGGCTCGCTCAAGGACGCGGCGAAGACCGAGGCCGACCCGGAGATGATCGCGAAGGCCGAGGCGGTGCTGCGCGGTGTGCGCGCCCTGGTGCCGGACCTCGCCAAGGCGGACGACGGCGACGCGGCGGACGGGGGCGGCGGCGAGGACGAGTCCGACGACATCCAGGGCGCCCAGGACGCGATCGCGGCGATCGCGAAGCTGATCGTGTCCGAGGCCGAGTCGCTCGCCCTGGGCAATCTGAACGAGGCCTGCGACATCGCGCTGCTGCTCGACGCCGTGCGGGCACTGAAGTGGTTCCAGGCGAACGAGCGCGGCGAGCAGTCCGGCGCGGACGGCGTGATGATGCTCGCCGACGCCCCGGCCGACGGTGAAGACCTGCTCAAGGCCGACGGGAAGAAGAACCCGAACCTCGCGCCGCCGTTCAAGAAGAAGGACGCCGACGACGGCGGGGACGGCGACACCTCCGCCGAGGGCGACGAGGATGAGGACGGCTCGGACTCCGGCGCAGAGACGGACAAGCCCGCGCCGAAGAAGAAGTCGGCGGCCAAGACCGCCGCGAAGGCCGACACCGCACCCGAGTCGAACGGCGATCCGCTGCTCACCAAGACCGAGGCCGCCGACCTCGTCAAGGCGGCCGTCGCCGCGGCCCTCGCCGCAGGCGACACCACCCAGACCCCTACGGCCCCCGAGCCGCAGACCGTGACCAAGGCAGAACTCGAAGACCTCGTCAAGAGCGCCGTGGCAGAGGCCAGGGCCGCCGAAGAGGAGCGCCTGCGGGCGCTCACGGTGGACCTCGCGAAGGCCAGCGCATTCGAGGCCGTCAAGGAGCTGCCGCAACCGGGCGGCCCCGCGATCACCCGCACCGCCGCCCAGCAGGGCGCAGCCACCAAGTCCGACGCCGATCTGCTGCGCGCCCAGGCGACCGAACTCCTGGCCAAGGCCGAGATGTATGCGGCGAACCGGGACCTCGCCCAGGGCTACCGCGACCGCGCCCGCGACCTGCTCGCGAAGGCCGCCGCGTAACCCAGCGCCACCCCCAACGACCATCCGGCCCCGCAACAGCGGGGCCTTTCGCATGGAAGGAGCAGGGCCCATGGCTCTGCCCACGAACATCGAGCTCATGTTCGGTGAGTCGCCGGAGTCCGCGAAGCTGACCAAGGCCGAGGTCTCCATCCGCTTCGACGAACTGGTCAAGTCGATCCGCGAGGTTCCCGAGCGGGAGTTGACTCGCGAGGAGATCGTCACCAGCTTCAAGGCCGGCCACCCGATCGACTTCTCGCCGCGCCCGACCAACGCGATCGAGTACCTGCAGAAGGCGCTCGGCAGCGCGGACCTGGTCAAGTCGATGTCGCCGGATGCGGTCGCGTCGGTGGCCGCGGCGCTGGACGCGCTCAAGGGCCAGCAGCCGGACCTGGTCAAGGACATCAACCTGACGTCGCCGGTCGGCACCGGGCTTGTCGCCTTCGACCTCGAGGCTCCGGCCAAGTTCCTAGCGCCGCGGCCCACGCCGGTCAGCAACAGGACGCCCCGAATCAAGGGCTTCGGCACCAGCCACCGGTTCAAGGTGATCTCCGGGATCACCGGCTCCGGGACCGGCGGCGTCGGCAACATCCACCCCGGCATCGCGGACACCACCCAGACGAACTTCGCCCCGTCGGGCGCCAGTAACTCGCTGTACTACGCCCGCGGCCCGAAGATCGCGTACGCGGGTTACGACGTCGTGCTGCCCTTCTCCCAGTTCAGCATGAGCGACGAGGTCACTTGGTCCGCCCAATATGCGGGACAGGGATACCAGGATATCAGGCAGTTGTCACGCACCAGCCTGCTGTACGCCAGCAAGCTGATGGAGGAGCGGATGCTGCTCATGGGCCGCG